AGATGCGGCCTTTTGGAACACAATCAATTTCTACTATGAAGAATGCAGACGACTAGGTGCGGATGAAGAGCACCTTGCGGCGGTTAGTCGTACGATTGAACGCGTGCGCGATTGGCGAACGGCTAACCCTAATCGCATCAAGGTGCCTGACGCCAAGGGTGAAAAGCTGGTCGGCTAATCTTACCTAAGGAAATGATATGCATACCTTTATCCTAACGATTGCCTGTAAGGTGGCCGCCCTCTGCCCACTGCCTGCTCCTGTTCACATGGAAGTGAATGTGGCCAGCAACGCCGCATGCATGAGGACAGTCCATGAGACGATCAAGGCCTATGGCCTGTCACCCGTCAATTTCAACGTAAGCTGTAAGGCCAAGAAATGATCAATAGCTCACGGTCGCAATGGTCACGCCCTGGTTATCGATGGGAATACCGAGAGGGCTGTGACTGCAAAGACTGCCCTTGGCAGCCAAACTGTAAGGGCAAAGAATGGCCACATTGGGTAGAGGTTAAGGAATGAGATGGTTGTGTTGGTTTCTCCCATGCAAGTGGGCATTGGTATTTGATCTCCCTGATGGGCGCCCTCAGTACGCTTTTGCACCAGATCCTATTTGGTGTACTGGTGTCTATCAATGCCATCGATGTAAGAACTTAACCGTCTGTATTCGTCAACATAAATGACAGTATCGCTTAGTGCAATTCAGGAAAATATCGTTACGCTGCTGGCCTATTCAGACCAGCATTGTCTCACGATACGCAACCTTGTTGACATTGAATGGTGGGGCGGCCCTTACAAGCATATAGCCCCACGCATCTATGAGTTCATAGATAGATTCAAAAAGGCGCCAAAGGATCACATAGCTGATCTGATGGCTGACAAACTTGAAGATAAAAAGGGCCGGGAAACCGGCCTTTTTGAGGACATCCTTATCAGCATCAGGGACAACTCTGATAACGTCAATGCTGACTATGTGATGTCGCAACTGCAAAATTTCATCAAGCGTCAATCACTGAGGAGTATTGCTCTTGACCTTGCAAAAGAACTTCAGAAAGATACTGATGAATCTTTGGATGCTGCTGAGAGGCTACTTGACGGGGCCAAAGCGAAACAGGCAAATGTTTTTGATGCTGGCCTGCGGCTTGGTGATACCGGCCGTGTGCTTGACTTCCTTGATTCTACTACAGCAGCTTTCCCCACTGGCATACATGATCTGGATGTTAGGGGTTTTGGCCCTACTCGCCGTGAGCTATGGCTCTACATAGCGGCGGCCAAGCGTGGCAAGACCTGGATGCTTATACAGCTGGCCAAAATGGCTGTGCTGCACAGGCTGAGGGTCTGCCACATCACACTTGAAATGTCCGAGGACAGGTCTGCTCAACGATACCTTCAGGCCTTCTTTGCCATGAGCAAGCGTAAGGAAAAGCAAATCGTTACCAAGTTCCAACGTGACAAACTAGGAAGGATGGTGGGATTTGATGAAGCCGAGTTTTCGCCACGTCTATCGCTGGACGACCCTCATATTAGAAATAGGCTGCTTAAGCGTATTACTAAGTTTGGTCCTAGGCTGCTTAATAATATTTTTATCAAACAGTTCCCGACTGGCACACTGACGGTTCGCCAGCTGGTGGCCTATCTGGACTCACTGGAATCCAATGAGCGGTTCATACCTGACTTGCTCATTGTGGACTACCCTGACCTGATGAAACTAGACAAGGACAACTACCGGCTGGCCGTAGATGAAATCTATAAGGATCTACGTGGCCTAGCCGTCAGCCGCAATATGGCGCTTGCGGTAGTCAGTCAAAGCAACCGTAAAGGCGAAGGCGCCAAAAATGTCGGGTCAGGCCATGTAGCAGAGGCGTGGTCCAAGATTGCCCACGCAGATTGTGTCATCACGTACAACCAGACGGAGGCGGAACATAAAATGAACCTAGCCCGTCTCTACGTGTCGGGCGGACGCAATGATGAAGACAAAATCACAATCGTGATTTCACAAAACTACGCCACGGGGGCTTTCGTAGTAGACTCAACTCTGATGTCATCCGGATACTGGGACTATCTTCCCAAGTCCGAAGAGGAGGACGCATGATCACTGAATCCATATTCATAATGGTGCAGGTGGTTTTCATGTTCTACATGATATTCATGATGTCTCTAGGCTTCATGATCTACCTGAAGATAAATAGGGTCATCCATCTAATCAAAGAACACGACAAGAGGGAGAATGAGAGGATCGCGTTCGCGTTTACGCCTAAAACTATCACCCCACAGCGCCACGGCTCGTCCGCGCCCCTGTGACTATTTGAGGCTAAGGTTCTTCTGGCTGCATGAATTAAGGCAGCTTCGTGCCAAAAAAAGAATAAGCGGGACAGCCTCAAAAAAAGACATTAAGGTAGCTCAGCGTGAATTGGCTCGCCTACGGAGAGAACTCACATGAGTGAAGACGACAGCGTGCAGCCCCGCAAAGGGCTGCGCGATCATGCTGAAATGATCATGCAAATGACTAAGCTCGCCAAACAGGTAGAGCGACGCACAGGTGCAGAAGCCTGTGTGCTCATTTGCGTGTTCAGGGACGGGGACCAGCTGCGTTTTCAGGACGCGGGCCGGTTCCCGACCCAGCCTGACCACTTCTACAGCATTATGCAGCAAGCCCATTCACAGGGCCTTCTTACTGAAAAGCCTAAGAAGAAGATATTGAGACCTAGCTGAGAAGGTGCGCTTATGACTAGGTTGCCAACGGCGGCAATGCTAAAGGAGGACAGAAAGGGGCGGCGTATATCGCCCTATCCCGGTGAGGGCACGCAACTTCGCGCCCTCTATGACATGTTCAATGCCAACCGGGGCAAGATCATGAATATCACATTCGGCAATTCCAACAATGGCCGGATGATAGCACGGCTCATCGATGAGTATGGTTGTGACATCCGCTGCCTGAAGCGCGGCGGCAACACAAAGCCCAGCAAGTGGGTATTCGCCGGTGAGTGGATAGACGGCAAGTATGTATCCTACTTCGAATGATCAATCAGAAAGTAGTTAAGGAGTTCTTGGCTCGGCCCATGGATAATCATGATTGGCTGAAGAAACTGTCACGCGCGGAGTTGTTAAAGGAGTTCGAGCATGAGGTTAAGCAAGTACCGGGCTTTGATAAGCTCTGGCTGCATCAGCTGGTTTGTTTGCTGCTGGTCACAGAGTTCAGGCGGTTTATGCTCCACTTGGACATGGGCGGAGGCAAAACCCTTATTAGTTTGTTTACCGTGCTCCTCAGGAAGCTGCGGGGGGAAGAACCAAAAGCAATTGTGTTCGTGCCCTACGTTTCGTCTGTCGATACTTGGATCGAAGAGTGCAAAAGACATACCCCCTCCCTCAAGCTGGTTCCCCTTGTTGGAACCACAGTAGAGAACCTGAGGTCGCTTGCTGATGATAATGCTGATGTCTATTGTATATGCTATGCATCTGCTGTTGCTATGCTCAGCGAGCGCAGTAATAACGGGAAGAAAAAGGGCTGGACTATTGACCCTAAGACAACAAGACGAGTGTTTGCGTCTTTCGATACAATTATCGCGGACGAAATACATAAATGTTCTGATGTTGGCACTCTTACTTATCGTATGTGCCGTGCAATCTCAAGTAATTGCGACTACAGCATTGGTCTTAGCGGCACTCCTTTTGGGAAAGAAATTGCTGACCTATGGGCGCAGTTCTACCTGATTGACCAAGGTGAGACACTAGGCGCCACCAAGGGCCTATTTCAAGAAGCCTTCTTCAACAAGAAGGTGAATTACTTCAGCGGTTTCCCTGAATACGTCTTCGACAAGGGGAAAATGCCCTTGCTCAAAAAGATGGTCAAACACAATTCCATTCATTATGACGCAAGTGAGATGCATGACTTGCCAGTAAAGCGCTATATCAAGCATAGGTTACCTCTTCCTACAGCAATGGAGGGCTACGTCAGTAGGGCCGCCGCAAGCTTCATTGAGGCGCTAAAGGCCAGCAATGGGCGCCATAGCGCCGCGCAAGGTTCATACCTGCAATTGCGGCAACTGGCCTCTGGTTTCATGACCGTAGATGGCAATGGTGACAAGATCAAGGTTTCCTTTGATAACAACCCCAAGCTTGACTACTTAGAATCAAAGATAGCTGAAATGCCAGCTGGCTGCAAAATGGTGGTGTTCCATCACTTTGTCTACACAAATCAGCTTATCAGTGATCGCCTAAAAAAGCTGAAAATTAAACATGCCCGTGTATGGTCCGGACAGAAGGACGTCATAGGCGAACTCAAGAGGTTCAGGGATGATCCAGCTTGCATTATCTTGGTACTTAATGATCAATCAGGCTCAAGTTCACTTAACCTGCAGAACGCTAACTATATGTTCTTCTTTGAACAGCCCGACTCTCCTATTAACCGCCAGCAAGGTGAGAAGCGAATCCATAGAGCAGGACAAACCAAGCCGGTATATTATATTGATCCCTTCATGGCAGGGACGGTAGATGAACGAATATTCTATTCAAACACGCAGGGCAAGAAGCTTCTTGACCAGCTGCTAAAGGGCGAGGTAAGATTGTGATCTATAACAGAGTGTTTAATTCCCAGAATGGGCCACATGAAATTTTGATCCATCGTAACGAGGATGGAACCGTTGAATTGTATATTCCTGGGATGCTAATGGCAATTTGCATAGAACAGGATGTTAAGATTTCTATTACTGTTCCTGGGCCGCCCATACCTGTAGAGCTTAAAGCTTGGTTTCCTAATGCATAAGTTCTGGATAATCATAGGGGCTGGATTCGTAGCCCTGTTGTTCTACTCATGGTGGCTGCAGTGATCATTGATGACTTCCCTGAAATCAGGAAGCGTATGCTGGGTGACCTCAAAGCTAAGCCTGAAATCGTCAAGAAGTATGATTGCGACAGATGCCATGATACTGGGTGGGTAGTCACCATGATGACCTACATCCCTTGCCACGAATGCAACAGCAACGGCGCCAAGCCAATGCCATATTATGATTGGGGAGGTTGCTGATGGGGGAAGTAATAAAGCTAAACCCTGGGAATGGCGCACGTGAGGCCATGATTGCCACCTTGGAAAACATACCGGATGGATGCTGGAAGCCCTACGAGCACGTAGATTTGATACTGGCCCATTTATGGGTTGAGGGCTTCAAAGTGGTTCCTTTAGAACCAGGGGATGAGTGATGGATTGGCAGCGTTTCTTTGACGAAAACTACATTCACTACGTCACCGCTGGCCCCAATACCAAGCGGGGTGAAATCTCAATCAAGTGCCCTATGTGCGGTCAGGATGACCCATCTGAGCACATGGGCGTTAATCTTGTCAGTGGCTACTGGGGCTGCCACCGTAACCAAGCCCACCGGGGCAAGTCCAACCGTTACCTGATCAAGGCGCTCCTAGGGTGCTCGGCACATCAGGCCCAATCTATCATCCGTCAATACGGCAGGGCTGATCCTGATGATACCATGAGCGGTATCATCGATATATTGACTTCACCTGCTCGATTTGTACAACAGCAGCAGGCGCAGAAGCATAATCCTGAATTTGACACATTTCATGAAATCTATAGCCATGGCTCTACTGAGCGCTTCTATAGATATCTGAAGGGGCGCGGCTTTGGAGTTAATACTGGAAACATCATTGAGCGCTACAAGCTGAAATGCGCCACCGTTGGCAAGTACAAGGATAGAGTTATTATTCCCACCTATCACAGTGGTGAGCTTATAGCCTGGACCAGCCGTGCCATTGGCAACCCCAAGAACGCGCCCCGTTACCTTGCTTCCAGCGATGACCTGAAAGCTACCATCTTCAACTATGACAATATCAAAAAAGGTGGCAAACGTCTCTTTGTTACGGAAGGGCCATTTGACGCCATCATAGTGGATGCATTCCTTCACCACTATGGTGTTGATCAAGGCGCTACCTGTACCTTCGGCACGTCCGTGACACCGGGCCAATTCGCGCTGCTGCGTAAAGTAGTTAAAGATTACAATGAAGTTTTTGTACTATTTGACAGTGGGGCAGAAACGCAATCAGCGGAAGTAGCTGAGTGGATAGGGGCTAGGCAGGCCATATTGCCCACTGGTGTGAAAGACCCCGGTGAGCTGAATGTGCACCAATTAGCTGAAATGAGGAGCAGCAGCTTCATCGGCTGGTTTTTAGATTACAGTGGTTTTGGTGGTATAAACCAGCGTGCCAGCTATAAATGGCAACTCCGGCCTTGACCTTGGTACCACTTCGGGTAGACACGTCCGGTGGACGTTTTTACTTCTCAGAGGTACTTCTATGCACGCAATTGAGCGCGAAATTATCAAAATCACCAAGTACAAGGTACAACGCAAGTTTGATGACCGGCAGGACTATCTGCGGTCTGTCCTTCTTGCGGTCCAAAACCTTGACGATAGCAAGTTTGACGACCTGAGTGACGAAGCGGCTGAGTGGGCTAATGCCTGCGTTGAAATTGAGAACGGCAAGCGTGGGGCTGATTTGCCTGACTTTGACGAAGTTGAGGCTGAGGCTGAGCCTGACGAAGTAGTTGAAAATGATTTCACTGAGGGTGATTCTGATGATGACGACTCAGATGATGATGATACTGATAATGAGACGGAAGCTGAAAGTGATGAAGATGAGGATCTTGAAGATGAGAATGATCCTCCTCCTTCTAAGGATGGGGGTGAGGATCTAACAGGTCATGAAGATGACCCGGATCTTGAAGATGATGACGATGGGGAGCCTGCTGAAGACCTTGCTGCTGAGCCACTCGATGAAGTTGAAGAGGATGAGGCACCAAAGAAGGTTTCTAAAAAGAAGCCTGCTGCTAAAAAGGCAAAAGCCCATAAGGTACCTCCAAAGGAGGAAAAGATCCCTAACCCGCCTCGCCGCCCGCGCCCTGAGCCGGGTAATGATATCGAGCTAGATAAGTGGGGCTGCATGGCCGGAAGCAAAAACTCGAAAGCCCTTGCCCTTTTTGAAGAAGGTGCTACAAGCGGTGAAATCAAACGTGAGCTAGGTGGCACCTACTACAACGTCCTGAAAAAGATGATCGAACAGGGCCACCGCTTGGAAAAGTACGGAGCTATTACCAAGCTCATTCATAGGGATGAGATTGCACCTAAGAAGGCTAAAAAGAAGTAATTCGATTACGTATTACTTTGCGTGCGGCTGGCTTAATTGCATATGATGTGCCAGCCGCACATTGGCGCGGGATAGCCAAGTGGTAAGGCAGCCGACTCATGCTCGGCCATCGTAGGTTCAAATCCTACTCCCGCAAGACCTATTAGAGCCAATATGTCGCGGTTTTGGAATAAAGTTAAAAAGACCCAGACATGCTGGCTCTGGTTGGGCGCCAGAGACCCTGATGGCTATGGGAAATTTAAAATATCTAGAAAAGTGCTAAGGGCTCACAGGATAGCATACGCACTAGCCTTTAAGATCCCATTTAACTTTCCTGGAATAATCCTTCACAAATGTGACACGCCTAGTTGCGTGCGACCAAGCCATTTGACCCATGGAACCCATCAAGACAACATGACTGATATGTTACATAAGGGGCGACACAAAACAGCAGATCAGAAAGGTGAAAGTAATGGTAATGCCAAACTCACCTTGGACGAAGTTCTGCAGATAAAAAAATTAATCGCTCAGCAACACACCAATAAAAGCATTGCAAAATTGTTTGGGGTAACGCATCAAACTGTCTCACGCATTAAACGTGGGAAGAGTTGGAAAACTTAACATGAGAAAACTCACGACTGCCAAAGTTTCTGAAATCAAGGAATTGATAGCAGCGGGCAAGGCTAATGTGCAGATAGCTCGCTTGTTTGGTGTCACCCGTGACTGCATACGCAAAATTCGCATAGGCAAATCATGGGTAAAGCCAGACGGCCGCCCTGCATCTGATGCGCACTGCCGCAACGGGCACTTCCGAACAAAAATGTGCACATACATCCGGCCTGATGGGCGCCGGGAGTGCAAGTATTGCAAGAACGCATCTGACAAGCGGCGAAGGGA